ACTTCATGCATGCGAACATGCATAGAGAGCTTTGATTGTAGTACTTGCTAAATTTTGAATAGTTTAGCCCTATTGCGCATCAGAGTTATTCTGATGCGTCTTAGGTTCCCTATAATTAAGGAATCTTTATAATGATTTTATTACATTTAGTTTTCTTTTGAACCCCCCTAAGATCCACCGATCTTTTATTTATATTATTGTGAATGCATAAGCAATAATATGGCACACGACAATCTAAACGACAGTAGAAACCTGTGTCCTAGGTAATCCTAGGGAATATTAGCCTTTTCGGAGGCACAATTTCTTTTCCTGATTTTATTTAGTAATTAAACAAAAATCTTATAAGTTTGATATCTATAATATCCGTTACCGAATTCGTCAATACCGGCCCGTCTTTCCCTCGCGGGGTATGTCATTCTGAGTACCACGCGGAAGTCTTCCACATTCTGGAGTTGAACTAGCTGGATGAATATCTAACCTAATCTGTGAACCACACAGACCGTGGATTTATTTTGTAGTTATTTCGTAAGTCTTTAGAGAAAAAAGCACGTTTTACACCCATGTGTGATTATAGTGTGGGAGCGAACCTTGAGCACCCCGATCCAAAAGATCAAAATCTTTTGGCTTGGTGGTGTTCTTGGTTCGTTTAGTACTTTTATGGGAATTTTTGACACTTACACAGCATATTTAATATCATGTATTGCGTCGAGAATTCTAATGAAATGAAATGCGAATCAAGAACATTTCCAAGTCAGTATACCACCGAGTATACGACCCAATCCAAGGAATTTGCTGTTTCTAAATACAATTCCAAACAACGCCAGTCCTTTCATAAGGCGTTGCGAGACCTAGATAAGAAGGTTGACAGACTTACCAGGAAGTATCATGGTAAGTTACCACTTCACATTGCCGATCAACTTCGCGCGGAGCGGAGTCGATTGTGCCACACTTACACTAACCAGGCTATCACCCTACCTAATCTGCGTAATGTGCCGTCTTGTATTGGAAAAAGATCCCGTCAAATTTTTGACATGATGCCATCTATTCCATCCACATATAACCGTACCAACTTCGTTTTACCCAGTAGTTTTGTCGTGAATTACAACAAGTTTTTAGATAATGATTTTATTTATGTCGAACGATTTTGTTTATTCCTCGGTACGCTTAGCCCTACTATGTCTATTTTTCAATTTTCCAGTGCTCTTTGTCTGTACTTAGGAACTTTGACCGATAGACCCCTCTGTAAAATAGCCGAACAATATGTCCGTGATCTTTTATCATCCTGTAAATATGAGAACCAATCGGACAATGATGATGCCCCGAGCACAGCTTTTGGCATAATTAAAGCCTTACAAATGGCTAGGAGTTCTTTCGCTGCTTTAGCAGTATCCCCTTTTTATCTTAAAATTTTGGAAATAATGGGGCTAGTCACATCTTTGGGATTATGTACATTTACTAAGATACCATTTACAATTAGTGGATTAAAACTCTTCAATGGTTTTGCCATTCAAAAGGGGGCCACTTTTGTAGATTTGCTATCAGCAGGATTAGATTTCATTATCTGGTTTGGGGAAGCTGGATATAGATGTTTTCAAACTCGTAGTTTGAAACCCCTCTTCTTCAATGATTCTGAAGCACAATCTTTAGACGAAGAGTATTTGTATTTTACTGCTGCCGCGCCCGAATTTTCTAATGGGAATTTAGATGTAGTGGGACTGGATCCCAATGCATATTATGCTCGCTTGTCAGCCCTTGATGAGGGCATGAAGAAAGCTTACGATTCTTGTAATTCACCTATTGAGAAGAATCAACTTTTTCTACGCAGACAGCGTATTACTCAGTGGATTGCGGATTATACCATCACCATTAACGGTGGCGCCCTACGAGAAGCTCCCTTTGCTATGCTATTCTTTGGCCAATCCGGAGTCGGAAAATCTACCATCTCTACAGCCGTCAATACGGCTGTATTAAACCGTAATGGTTTTGAGTCAGACCCGACGAAGGTCGCTGTTTGGAATGAAAACGACAAATTTTTCTCCAATTACCGCTCCGACGTAAATACCATTGTGATGGATGACTTAGGTAACACTGAAACCGATTTTCTGGAAAGTTCACCACTTGTAAATATCATTAAATTCGTGAACAATATCCCGGAATACGCTGTCAAAGCAGATCTATCGTCCAAAGGAAAAGTTGCCATTCGTCCAAAAACTGTAGTTGTTACTACTAATAGAGAAACATTAGATGCCCCAACTTTTTCTAAGGAACCTGTTTCTATTCTCAGACGTATGAATCTTCATGTCACAGTTAGAGTTAAAAAAGAATTTACAAAAGATAATGGTATAGCTCTATGTTCGGACAAGGTTTGGGCCTATAAAGTTGCCAATGGACTTGAAGACGAGGATATCGATGATGTGTGGGAACTAGATGTTTGTACAGTTTCTTCATATAAAGAACCATCTAAGTCGGTTGACCAGATCCTCTTAGTACCAGTTATTTTTAATGATAAGACTTTGAAAAATTGTAGCATCTATGATCTCATAGAGTATGCTTGCCACATGTCAGTTGTGTATTACGCTCGTCAGAAACAAATTGTCGCCAAATCCATGACTGCTCACACTCGAGTTGTTATTTGCAGTACTTGCAATTGTTTTCACACTAAGTGTAAATGCGATAAGACATATGATAATCAAGCCATTTCTGTACCTGTATTGAATCAAACAGAGTATGATGCTGTTCATGAAGAGTTGAGTGAACTATATAAGTTCCAATACTTTGATTATACTGCTACCTTTGGTAGTTGGTTTATGAATAGTGATACCATGCTAATATTATCTATGTTCCTTCACTATAAACTGTGGACTGGGGTATTTCGAACATACGCATATTATACATTCCTGATAATATTAATGCGCATAATCTTACCCGATTTTGGCATCCCAATTGGGATGTTGACTATCTTTAGTATTATATATATAGTGATCAACCTATGCAATGATATGGTTCTACGATTGCGTTATTTACATACGCGTATGCAACAGGCACCTTTAGCATATACATTTGCTTCCGTACGCAAATATTCTTTATATGCATTTACCGCATGTTTTAGTATATTTGCTATAGCTCGATGTCTTAAGAAGAGCAAGGAAATGTATGATGTACAAGGTAATCTAGCACCACAAAATGACGACGATGTGCGCGCTAGGGATAAGGAAGATAATCCATGGGTTGGTGCCGTAGCTGATCCATTACCTTCCTCTAGCGATGTTAGTCGTACATCTGATTGCAAACAAATATTGGCTAAAGTAGGGAAAAACGTAGTTTCACTTGAGATGCATTTACCCGATTCCACCCGATATGTGAATGGTGTTTTTATTACTAGTAACATGTTATTACTTCCTAAACATGCTTGGAATGGTATTGGCGAAGATGTTACTATGAAGATTGTACACAAACCTTTGAATGCTCCCTCGTGCCAGTTCAGAGCTCGCATTTCCCGCAGTACCACAGTTTTTATAACTGGTACTGATCTTACTTTGACATATGTATCCGCTGGTGGTAGTTGGTGGAACATGATTGCATTTTTACCAGATGCTGGTATCCGTAATGGCGGAGCTCGTATTATTGGTAGAAAAGTAGATGGTGAGATATGGGAAGATACTGCAAAATATAAAGTTGGCATTGTTTCTAATCAAGAGGCATCTTTCTTAGGAGGTGACGTTATATATACTAAAACTCGCACATATTCCGGTATGTGTATGGCGCCGTTAGTTTCAGATTCATCTGTTGTACAAGTAATTGGATTTCACTTGGGAGGTGAGCCCAATAAGAGATACGGATGTTTTGGGACTTTATCGCGTACAGTAGCCATTGAGGCAATGGAACAATTGAATTCCATGAGCGGAATCCTTATCGGAGCATCAGAAGGTGATTTCCGTACCAAGTTATATGATGTGCAATTTTTCCAAGGAGAAGCCATTCACCCTAAATGTCCATCGAATTTTCAGGAACCGGGACATGTTCTTCGCACATATGGTTCTGTTATAGGTAGATCCACATACTTTTCTGAAGTCGTCACCACTCCTATAAGTGATACAGTGGAAAAAATGTGTGGCATTCCCAATATTTGGGACAAACCCAAATTTAGTACCAAGAGTTGGCACAAGGCGATGAGTGGATACGCCACACCTAGTATTGGCCCATATCCCAGTGAAATACCCTGGGCAGTTAATGATTACCTTATACCTATTATTGGAGTTATTCGCAACAGCAAAATGTGGCAACAATTAAGACCTTTATCTAAAGAACATACTCTGTGTGGACAGGATGGCATTCGTTTCATAGACAAGATGCCTAGGAACAAATCTGTAGGATTTCCGGAAGGTGGGCTCATGATCAAGCATATGACACCTAGCGAAATAGAGTATATAGATATTAGTGATCCATATGATTTAGACGAAAAATATTGGGAAGAGATGAAACACATGGAAGAATGTGCGCTCAGGGGTGAGCGCTCTTATCCAATTTTTAAAGCATCTTTGAAAGATGAACCAACTAAGATAACCAAGGACAAAGTTAGAGTATTTACCGGTGCATCTATGGCACAAAAATTACTCATACGGAAATATTTCCTACCACTAACACGCATTATTTGCCATAATAGCCTTGTGTCTGAGTGTGCTGTTGGTATTAATGCAGGGTCTCCCGAATGGGACCAGATGCACAAACACATTACGCAACATGGCACTGACCGATGTGTAGCCGGAGATTTTTCCGCATATGACCAACGTATGTCTGCTAGTATTACTATAGCGTCGTTTGATATTCTTATTCAGATGGCGCGAGAATGTGGTTATTCTAAGAAAGATCTTATCATCATGCAATTTATTGTATCGGATATTATTTGTCCAATGGTGGCATATAATGGCACACTTGTAACATTTTTAGCTGGTAACCCATCGGGCCAGAATTTAACTGTGTTTATTAATTCATTGGCCAATTCTTTATTATATAGATTGGCGTATAGAACCGCATCTAGAATACCGAATCCACCACCATTTAGACATTATGTTGCAGCAATGTTTTATGGTGATGATTCTGTAGGTTGCGTATCAAAAGATTGCACTTTTTTCAATAATATAGAAATGAGCAAGAAGATGGACGAGATAGGGATGATTTTCACACCACCTGATAAAAGTTCTGAACATACTGCTTTTATGACGGGCGAGGTAGAATTCCTTAAGCGTACTAGTGTATATATACCCGAACTTAAACATTATGTGGGCAAGCTTGATGAAATGTCCATATATAAAAGTCTCCATTCCGTACTTAAGAGCAAAGAATGTAATATATTAGACCAGTGCTCCCAGAATATAGACGGGGCACTTAGAGAATATTTCTTTCATGGGAGAGAGAAATACGATGAAATGTTAATTAAATTACGAGAGATAGCCGCTGAGCATGATCTTTCGCACAGATGTAAGGACTTGGACGTAACATTTGATGACAGAGTGCACAAATGGTACGAAACTTACATTACAAAATCCAATTAATACCTGATTACCGATGTATATAGGGGTAACTTACTATATATATTACGGCTTGTATTATAGTGTATAAGAATAAAACTGGTTATCAGTATAACTAACTATACTACCTGCCTTGAGTTGAGCAGATAGCAGAATTAACGACTTGCTAACACAAACCAGAGGAATCAGACCTCGCGATCCCATTCTGATACCCCAACATCGATTGGTGCACGCGATAGTGCACCAGGGCTGGATGGCCCGATTAGACGTATTTTGCGTCGCGCAAGACGAAAATATACTGCGGAAGATATTTTGCGTATTATTTCAGTTGCATTAGAATTACCCGAACCGGAATTGAGATTTGACGGGAGGCCTTTGGATGATTATCGTTCGCAGACTTACCCCGGCACATTTTATGTTGATAATGGTGTGTGTGACTTTGACGCTAAACCATTTAATAATGCACCTGGGCCGCGCTTGCGTGGCATTGGACATAGGACACTTTCTAAACCTGAATTGGAACGAGCTCCTAAAGTATATTTTCCACAGTCAGACACTCGCCGATCCGAGTTAGACTATGTAAATTTTTATGATCCAAAGTATCGCGAGGCTATATTGAGATATCGATTGCGATATGCTGAGATGTACGGCTTCCCACCTTCAGTTACCGAGATTAGGTGGTATATTGAAGATTTAGAGATGGGGATGTTTGAATATGACCCTCAATCATTTGATGATACCGATGTTGAGTGGTGGTGGAGAGATTATTATGAGAATGAAGGTTTAATGGACATTTTTTACTTTAATCAGTCTGCCGATCAAATCAATTTCCCACCCCAGTTTTACAAAGGGTTACAGCTTGACCAGAAGTTGGTGGATAAATTTATGGCTTTGAAGTATGAGTACGATTACTATTACTCAGCACCAAATCCAGCGTTGCTTGGACCACGTCCGAGAGAGGATTTATTTCAACAAGCCTTGGAAAGCGATCCTATCCCACAGTACCCAGATATAACTGCGTATGGTACGTTGGAACATCCAAATTTGAATGTCACACCTGTGCCTACGCCCACACCAGTTACATTACCACCTGGTACATCACCACCAGTTACTTCAGCTCCAACTTTTTTGCGCTCTTTGGCACCGGTACCAGCACCGCGTAGTTTACGCTATCAACCGCAAGCTCAAGAATCACTTCATGCAGAGAAAATTGAATCTACGCACGATCAACAACAGATCATGACGTTTAGTGATGATACTAATGATTGGGTAGAGTCTATTATCCATGCTAAAGATGATTCGTTTTATGCTGCCGACACAGGAGATGTATCATTAGCCGATTTCTTTTCGCGACCAATCAAAATTGCTCAATATCCGTGGGCAGTTAATGCTACCACGTTTTATCAACAGATCGATCCATGGACATTATTTTTCAATAATCCTCGAGTCATTAATAGGATCGTGAATTATAAGAATTTGCGTTGCAACTTGAACATTAAAATCGTGCTAAATGGAAGCCAATTCCATTTCGGTAGGCTTATGGCGAGCTACAACCCTTTGCCCACTCTTGATGATTTTTCCAAGAATAGAGGCATTGCCCCATATTCTATAGTTGATTTAATAGAGGCTAGTCAGCGTCCACATTTGTACTTAGATCCGTGCACTTCGCAGGGTGGTACCATGGAGCTACCATACTTCTATTATAATAACTCTTTAGAGATAACACTGGGAGAGTGGAATGTTATGGGTCAACTTACATTGCAGCAATTGTCGCCACTCAAGCATTGCCAAGGAGTGGTAGACGATGTTACAGTTAGCGTGTTTGCATGGGCTAGCGAAGTGGTGCTGTCCAGTCCAACATGTTTAGGGCCCGGAGCATTAGCAGCACAATCTAGGGATGAGTACAGCGGCGGTGTCATATCTAAACCTGCGGCCATTCTGGCATCTATTGCTGGCAAGTTGCGTAGTGTCCCATACATTGGACCGTACGCGCATGCGGCACAAATAGGTGCAGAAGGAGTGGGCGCAGTAGCAAAGATATTTGGATATTGCAAACCAAATGTGGTCACAGATCCTATTATGAACAAACCGGAGTTAGTCACTACATTAGCAAATACTAATAGATCTGATGCTATTTCAAAGCTCACATTTGACATTAAGTCTAATGTAACGGTCGATCCCCGGACTACTGGATTAGGACCTATTGATGAAATGACTATTAGTAGTATAGCTACTCGCGAGAGTTATTTGACATCATTCCCATGGACTATAGCTGCTTTACCGGAACAACTACTTTTTAATATCGTTGTCACCCCTAGCATTTGGAACATTGCCGCTAGCACCGCTGGTGGCGGTTCCACTGAGTTACATGTGTTACCTTGTGCATTTGCATCTTTGCCTTTTAGATATTGGCGCGGCACGCTGCGATATAGATTTCAAGTTGTTTGTAGTTCTTTTCACAAGGGGAGGTTGAGATTTGTATACGATCCCATCCAGCAAGACCCTGCAGTTCCCATAGCCGAATACAACACCAATATGTCCCATGTGGTCGATATAGCCCTTGAGAACGATTTCATATTAGAAGTGGGGTGGAATTCAAATTACACCCATTTGCAATGCTCAACCGTCGGTAGTTTATTGCCAACCACTATGTGGAATGCACTAGCTCAAGTAAACGGCATTGCGGGGTTTACGAATGGTGTTTTGTCATGCTATGTTATGAGCCAACTAACCTCCTCCGGTATTGGTACTAACAATGACATTAGTGTTAATGTATTTGTTAGTGCGGGAGAGGATTTTGAGGTGTTTGACCCAGTCGAGCGGGCTATGCAATCGTATGCATATTTCCCGCAGAGCCACACAGTTCAGGGGCATTCTGAACAATCGAATCATACTGTCACCAGGAACATGGAAGACGCAAGTCGCGATGCTCCAGAAGGCGCTGTAGTATTGCGCACTTTCGGTAATAAATTACAAGTGACGGATAGTGTTGGCATAGTGTGTCATGGTGATCCCGTTGTTAGTATTCGTAATTTGATTAAACGGTACACATTTCACGAGACTTTTGCACCTACCGCTACTGGTTTGTTAAATTTTACTGTGAATACTCCGGCCTTTCCCAAATATAAGGGAACTGCCCCGGGTGCGATCCATTTGAAGGGTGCGTTGGCATATAATTATACACATATGACACCGCTCAATTACTTCGCACCAGCATTTGCGGGGCGGAGAGGCAGTATTCGCAACAAGATAGTGTTAATTACACAGAATGCTAGTACCATTGGGAGTTATGGACGCTTGACGAGGTCCATCACTCAAGCACACTTATTGACTAATACTATCATGCCAGTTACGACTGTTGCGACTTACGGGGCTTCGATGAAGGTTCGTCTGAACACTACTACTTCAGGGTGGGCAGGCAGTTCATTATCACCACTGGCACAGGAGCCAGTGATAGAGGGAGAGATCCCCTACCACAACCGTTTTCGATTCACTCCATCACGTTTCGCGAATAATACTACCCTGGAGAATTTTTCACAGGGTATGACGATGGAAGCTATGTTACCTGTCAACATTAGCACGCCCACATATTTTGATAGATATGTGGCAGCGGGAGACGATTATAGTTTATTCTGGTTCATTTCTGTACCAGTTATGTATTATAATTTTCTAGGCTTTACTTAAGCCCGCACACTTTCAAAAAGTATAATTGAGCCTTAACAGAGGCGTCTGTAATCCACATGGTAGCCGTGTGGTGCGGAATTCAATTCTGCGGGAACCCGTAAGGGGTGACCTCTATAATTTATATAACTTATATTTTTAGCGGGTCATCCCCCGCGTTTTTAATAGGTTACAATTTTATAGAGTGTTAAGTCTCATATTCTTTAACTCGCACTTTCTCTTAGTTTTTCTACAAGAAGGTTAACCATTCCTGGACGGAATTTGCGAAGAGGCTACTTATCCA